GCTCGCACGCAGAATGGTCGAGCTGGACGACACCCTGCGTGAGTGCATTCAAGTGTGGAAGGAACAGCTCTACATTCCGCGCACGGACTGCATCATGGAGGTGCTGTCCGGGGACGCCAGCCGCGCTCAGGGCCGCAACCCGTCTTTCGCCATCGTGGACGAGGTGCACGTCACCGATTCTGATTGTTGGGATGCCTTAGCACTCGGCCAAGCGACACGCGCTCGTCCCCTCATCCTGGGAATCTCCACGGAATGTGGCCCCAACGATCCCGACAACCTCATGGCTCGGCTGGTCGAGCACGGCCGCAACGCCGATGATCCCGACTTCTACTTCCGGGAGTTCACCGCCCCGGCCAACTGCGATGTTCACGACCGCGCGGCGTGGGAATCGGCGAACCCGCAGCTTTATGACACCCTGGACGCCGATCACCTCGCCGCGCTGGTCAAGACCACCCGCGAGTCGCAGTTTCGCCGCTACCATCTGAACCAACGGGTCGCCACGGAGGGTGCCTGGCTGCCGCTGGGTGCCTGGGATGCGTGCTCGGTGCTCGCAGGCCCGCACGAGGCCACACAGGGCTCGGACGGTGCCATTCCCGAGGGCTCGGACGTGGTGCTCGCGCTCGACGGATCGTTCTCCGGGGATGCCACGGCGCTTATCGCCTGCACCGTCTCGCCGCTCCCGCACCTGGACGTCATCGCCCTGTGGGAGCCCCCCGATGACGACCCCGGCTACCGGGTCGACGTCGCCGACGTCGAGGGCGCGATCCGCACTGCGTGTCACCGGCTCTCGGTGCGGGAGGTGTGCGCGGACCCCTATCGCTGGACCCGCAGCCTGCAAGCGCTCGAATCCGAGGGGCTGCCGATGGTCGAGTTCCCACAATCACCATCAAGAATGGCTCCGGCGACGGCCGCCCTGTACGAGGCCGTGATGAACCTGCAGGTGACGCATTCCGGCGACCGCGACCTCGCCCGGCACGTCGGAAACGCGCACGTCAAGGACGATGCGCGCGGAGTGCGACTCACTAAGCAGACGAAGTGGTCGAAGCTGCGCATCGACCTCGCGGTCTGCGCCGTGATGGCTCATTCCCGTGCGCTGTTCTTCGCTTCCCAGCCGGCGAAACGGACTCGCCGGGTGGTGACCTTCAAGCGATGACCACCCTCGACACGCTAATCGCACTCGGGCGCCGTCTCGACTCCGATGCGCAACAACTGTCGCTGCTCAACTCCTACTACTCCGGCACCCAGCCTCTGGCGTATCTCTCCGACGACGCCAGGGCCGCGCTCGGCTCCGGATTCCGGACCCTGAGCGTGGAGCTTCCGAAGCTGGCCGTGGACAGCCTCGCCGAGCGCTTGGACTTGCAGGGGTTCCGGGTCGGTGGAGCGGAGTCGGCGGACCCGGGACTCTGGTCGGTCTGGACCGCCAATGGCATGCCGGAGATGGGTCCGATCTGTCATACCGAGGCCCTGACCCTGGGCCGCTGTTTCGTGTTCGTGTGGACCGGCGACAACGGCCGCCCGCTCGTCACCGTCGAGTCGCCCTCGCAGGTCGCCGTCGCCCGCGACCCGGCCACTCGTGAGCCGGTCGCCGCCGTCAAGCGCTGGGAACAGGACGGCTATGGGCGCGCCGTGGTATTCGAGCCGGAGACGATCACCAAGTACGTCACCGAGGGCCGGGTGGTCCAAGGAGCCGGGATTCCCTCCACCGGCTGGCGCGTGACCGAGGTGCTGGACAACCCACTTGGCTCCATCCCGGTGGTCCCTCTCGTGAATCGCGGGCGGCTCTTGGACCTGGATGGCGTCTCCGAGATGGATCCGTTGCTGGACCTGTGCGACGCCTTGAACAAGGTCATGTCCGATGCGATGGTCTCATCTGAGTACTATGCCCGCCCTCGCCGCTGGGTGACCGGCATGGAGATCGTGGAGGACGAGGACGGTAAGCCCGTCGACCCGTTCTCCGAGGACACGACTCGGGTATGGCAAGCGGAGAATCCCGAGACGCGGTTCGGTCAGTTCGAGCAGGTCAATCTCGCGTCCTATTCCAATCTGACTGCCACCTTGACGCAGCAGATCGGCGCGGTCTCCGGGCTGCCGCCGCACTATCTCGGGCTCAACGGCGACCAGCCGCCCTCAGCCGACGCCATTCGATCCGCCGAGGCATCGCTGGTCGCCCGTGCACTCGCCAAGCAACGTTCTTTCGGCCGGGCATGGGCACAGGTCGCCGCGCTCATCCTGGCCGTGCGGGACGGCATTGATCCGCACTCGGTGAGCGTGGAGCCGATATGGGCCGACCCCAGCACCCGCACTCCGGCGCAGACCGCCGACGCGGTCACGAAGCTGCACGCCGAGGGGATCCTCCCGACGTCGGCCGCGCTGGAGCGGCTCGGCTACACCCCACCGCAGATCGAGCGCATCAATGCTCAGCGCGCGGGCGACGCCCTCAACGCTCAGGGGGTGAACCTGGACGATGTCTTATCGTGAAAACGTCGTCTCGCTCTCGGACGCCGCCGCCACCCGTGCCGCCGCCATCTTCGACCGGTTCGTGCCTGCCGACTCGGTGATCGAGGACCTGTCCCCTGTGGACCGGGCTCGGCTGACGGGCGCGCTCAGCACCGTCGTGCTGGTTGCCAATGCCCGAGCCCGCGCGCTCGCCGCCCGCTCTGTCGCATCGACCCTGACCGCCCGCCGCCGGACCCCGGTGACCCCGGTGCTGCCCCCCCTCGACCCGGACGCCGAGCGCCGCCGTCTCACGGTCGCTGTCTCAACGCTGCTGGACCGCGCCGAGGGAATGGGGGATCTCGATGCCCCCCAATCGTGAGGCACAGCGGCGCCGGGTAGAGCGCCTGGCACGGTCTGAACCATTGAGTGCAGGACGGGAAACTATCTTATCGTCATCGGCCGCCCAGATGTTGCTGGAGCAGGGCCGGGCTCGGCGGGCGGCCCGGGTAGGACGGACGACGGACGATGATCCGAATCCCCGGACCCCTCCTATTCCGGGCCGTCAACGCGTAGGGGACGCTGCCGTGCACGACGCGCGCGCGCGAGGCCGCTCTCCGAGACGACACCGCCCCTCATTCGAGCCGGGCGCCATAGCGGGCTGGGTCCGGGTGGTCGACGCCGATCCCTGCTATCGATGTCAGCAATGGGACGACGGAAAACTCAGGCCACTCGACGCCCGGATGAAGGCCCATCCCAACTGCACCTGCACCATTCGGCTGGTATTCGGAAGTGAGGCCAACTCTTATGACTACTCCAGCGAACGGGAACCCGTCGCCCGGCGTCCCGACCCCGCCGTCTGAGGGCTCCCCGGGGACCGACCCCTCCGGGCAGCCCCCCGACTCGTCAGCGGGCGACTCAGGGCCGGACACGGGCGCTCAGGAGACCTTCCCCGCGTCCTACGTCCGCGAGCTGCGCACCGAGTCGGCCGGGTATCGGACCCGCGCTCAGCACGCCGACGCCCTGGCGCACCGGCTGGTGACCGAGCTGGCCCGCGCGACCGGGCGGATGGCCGACCCGACTGATCTGCCCTACGACGATTCCCTGCTCGGTGCGGACGGCTTTCCGGATCCCGAGAAGGTCACCGCAGCCGTGGACGACCTCATCGCCTGCAAGCCGCATCTCGCTGACCGCCGCCCTCGCGGCTCGATCGACCAGGGTCCGCGCAACGGAACCGACGACGTCGACCTCGCGCAGATCCTCCGCGCCCGGGCCGGGTGAGCAACAATGCCGCGCAACAGGATCCGCATCGACCTGGACTTGTCCGACTTCGACCGCGCTCTCGACGCCCTCGAAGGCCCCGGCCCGGAAACCCAGGCTGCATTGACTCAGTCATTCGCCGAGACGTTCGCCTACATCGACTCCCGAGTCCCGGTCGACACGGGACGACTGAAGGCATCCGCGCAGGTCGCCATCTCTGACGATCCCGGCGACGAGTGGTCAGCATCGGTCACCTATGGCGCTCCCGAGACGGGCGTGGTCTACGCACCGCAGGCCATCTACCATGCTCGCACGTTCGACGGACTGGAGCAGTTCAACGACGACTTCGCCGATGCTATGTACGCCGACGTGCGGGCATTCGAGCGGTAATGGATATCACCCTCGCGGCCTGGCACCGGCTCTCCACGGAGCCGGGCATCGTCGCCGCGCTGGACGGCCGCCTGTACCGGCACCGGCTCCCCGTGGTCATCGAGGGCACGGGAATGGCCGCCGCCGTCCTCTCGACGGCGCAGGGCTGGGCGACTCCGAACCGGCACAACACCGCCGAGTTTCCGAAGCTCCGGCTTGAGATCTATCAGGACTCATCCCCCAACAGCCGCGACGCCGAGGACCGGGCGCACGATCTCTGGCAGGTGTTCGACCGGATCCTGCACGTCCCGACCGGGCTCGCCGAGCTATGGGGAGACGTCCGGGTCATCGGCTCCGTCCGCCTTACCCAGCCGGAGCTGTTCCCGGTCACCGACGCCGAGTCGGTCGCGCTGCTGGTCGCCGATTACGCCGTCACGCTCGGCTGAGTGGCCGAACACGCCAACGGGCCGCCCCCACACCGATCTCCTAGAAGACCGGGATCTCACCAATCCGGGGGCGGCACCCCCAAGGGCCGGGTGCCCGCATCGCGTGAGGCCAGGTGCTGATCGCTCCAGAAATGAGAAACCGACCTGGAGTGACCTATGCCTACTGGCACCGCTACCGTTCCCGAGCTGACCGCCGAGCAGGTCCAGCGCATCCTCGTGCAGCCGCTGGAGGACCGCTCCGTATTCCTCAACGCGGGACCCCGCATCTTCGACACCCCCGGCTCCCCGGTCCGGGTGCCCAAGCTCGTGGGCATGACCATCGCGCCCACCTGGATCGGCGAGAATCAAGCCATCCCCGATACAACGGAGATGAATACTGACGAGGTCGTCCTCATGCCCGAGACGATGAAGTCCATCAAGATCATCTCTCGGTTCTCGAACGAGCTGGCGCGGCAGTCGATCATCGGTTTCGACGCCGCGCTCCGGGACCGGCTCGTGACCGACGTGTCCAATGTGCTCGACAACGCATTGCTGTCCTCTACGGTCACCAATGGCACCCAACCCCTCGGGCTACTGAACTACGTGGGCACCCAGCAGATGACAGCAGTCGGCGTCCCGTCGCTGGACGACCTGCACGACGCGATCGGGATGATGTTCGCCGCGAACGTCGACACCACCCGCGTCAGGTGGTTCATGACCAGCCGCGAGTTCGTCGGATTCCGTAAGCTCAAGGACAACGGTGGCCGCTACCAGCTCCAGCCTGATCCCACCCAGGCGGGCGGCTATACGTTGCTGGGCATCCCGGTCCGGGTGTCGAACCGCATCCCGCAGAACGGTGGGCTCAACACCGACGCGTCGAGCATCGTGCTCGCGGACTTCTCCACCATCGCCGTTGCCCGCGACCTTGCTCCGTCCGTCACGGTGCTGAGTGAACGGTATGCCGACTTCGACCAGATCGGCGTCCGCATAGTCACCCGCTACGACGCCGCCCCTCTGCTGCCGGAGGCCATCCTGGTCATGCGCGGGGTCACCGCGTGATCTACGGCGCCGACGTCGCCGCGTTCCTCGGCAGGCCCGAGGACGCGAACCTCGCCGCCGTCGCCGACGCGCATCTGCCGCACCTGACGAACCTCGCCCGCGCCTATACCAGGGGAAACGGTTTCGACTCCTTTGGCGATCCCAATGCCGAGATCGAGAGCGTCGTCATGCTCGCCGCCGCTCGACTCGTGCCCAATCCCGCTCAGCTCACCTCGGAGGACGCGGATGGCTACAGCGCCCGTGGCGGATTCCAAGGCTGGACCCTGACCGAGCGATTAGTATTAGACAACTACCGGCGGAAGCTAGCGTGATCCGCAACGCGCCGCACCGCGCCGAGGTTCACCGCCGCGTGCAGGTATTCAACAATGGCATTCCATCGTGGACCGATCAGCTCATCGGCACCGTGGCTGGGCGCTTCGCCCTCACCGACCTCGACCCCGCGTCGCCCGGCGCGGCCACCGGCTCCGGCACCGCATCGTTCTACCTCGACCACGGCTCCCCGGTCACCGAGGACGACCTGCTCGTGCTCACCGCACCGGATCTCGGCACCTGGCGGGTGACGGCCGCGCGCTGGTCGCCCTCATCCCAGCGGCTGCTGCTGTCCCGGGTCTAAGGACCCTGGGACGACCGCGTCGATGCGCGACCGCATCATCGACGAGCGCACCATGTTGCGTCACCGCAACAATCTGGGTATGGTTTGCCGTGCTCCCAACATGTTGTGAGCACGGCATCATCTAGCTATCACCCGGTTGGCGGGGAGCCAGAGGGGGTCACCTCTAGCCCCCCGCCGCGCTGGTGGGACTGCTAAACCCTTAGCGGGCTAGCAGCTCCCAAACCTGGGTGGCTGCCCAGGTGCCTTGCAGGATGGTGAGGAACAGTCGGGTCTTGACAAGGGCTCGACTGCCCTCGTCGTTACAGCAGCGGTCGCAGCGGTCGCAACGTCGCGGCATCTCATACCTACCGTTCGTCGTGTTTTTACACCTACGGGGGCAGGTGACACCTCGGTCGGGTGCAAGTGAAGAGGAACATCCCACGGGGGCACGGAGGGGCCGACACGCCGGGCCGTTGTGCGCCAGACGGGTGATCTCGCACACCCGCGTCCCCCGCGCGGTGGCCTGCGGGCATCCGTGGACGCCTCGGGGGCGTGGCCAGCCCGGGGCGGATCGTCCGGAGACGACCACGCTGCCGCGACCCAACAGGTCCCGGCAGCGGGCCGCCCTTACTTCAGCCGCGAGACTCCGCAGCCGTCCGCACCCGCTCGGCTAGCTCGGTAGCCTGCTGCGGGCTCAGCACCGCCGTGAACCGGGTCGTGCTGCTGAAGCTGACCCAGACCTCGCGCCGGGCATCCGTGAACGTCCTGAAGACGATCAACGTCACCCCGTCGCCCTCGGGTGTCCGGCACGCCAGCGTGGCCCGAGCTTCCTCTCTACGGTGCTCGCGTGGCTCCCGGCCGGTCATCGCTGGGCGCCGGGTGCTGCTCGTGACATCGTTCCCATGGGTCGGACCTCCGTCGTCCGATCAAGGACCCGGTCTGGTGTTCGCAGCACCGGCCGGGTCCGCCCGCACCCTGCGGGCGACGACGACAATGCCCTACCCCTGGTGACACTGGCAACGGTCGGGTACGTCGAAGCGCACCTCACACCACCCGGCGCGGTGCGAGGTGAGCCAGCTGGCTGCGAGCCGGCGGATCCGGGCCGCCTTCGCCGGGGTCACCGCCTCCGCCGGCGCTCCGAACCCGAGACCG